TGAAGCACCAGTTGTAACCTCTTTGATTATTTTATTTTCTACTGACTCATTAATTGGTTTTCTATTTCCCAATTCATTAACAATAGTTTTGTAAAGCTTTTGTGATTCTTTAAGGCTGCTAACTTCATCGTCAAATCTCTTGATGATGTTTTGTTTTTCACCTTTAGTGGTTGAATGTTCCATAAACAATTTCGTTACATATGTAAGATTTGAATTGAACACCACTGTTTCTACCAACTTGTTTCTAAATTGTTTAAGAGCAGCTCTGAATTGTTCATTCTCAGCTTTCATCTTTTTAGACTCAGTTAATAAAGCATTATATTTTTTTGTAGTTTCTAAAACTAAATTTGAAGATTTTGATTCTTTAAGATTATCAGCACCAGCACCCTTTGGTTGACCAAGATTGGCTTTGTAAGGCATTCTGTGAGCTTGACCTGAACCAACTGGAATTGCTTCTGTTAATTCTTCTTCTTTTTCTTCTTCATCTCCTGAAGCATTTTCTGGTTCTTGACCAGCATCTACTCCAGTTTCTTCTTCCCCTGCACCTTCTTCATCATCAACAGATACTAAATCAGCTGGAGCTTGTTCAGCACCACCTTCTTCATCACCCATTTCGATTTCGTAGTCTACATCGCTAGTTGGGTCCATTCCCATTTCTGGTTCTGCTCCAACAGCCGATTCAGCATCAGCAGCTTTAACAACATATTCTCCTGGTTCAGAGATGTTTAGGTGAATTTCGTCACCAACGATTTCGATTTCATCTTCGCCACTCAATTTCTTGTAGATTGCGATAACGTCATCATCAGATGCTGTAGTCATATCCATTTCCTCTCCACCTAACGCATCAGCGTTCATTCCAGTTTCTGGTTCCATTGTTGGAGCCACTTCTTCAGAGCCTTGGATGTCATCTAAGCCACCTTCTTGAGATTCATCTCCACCTGTAGCAGCAACGTCAGATGTAGCTGCATCAGCATCCATTCCTAAATTGTCTGTTTCTGGTTGATCTAAATCTTCTTCTTCATAAACCTCTTTAACAAGAGATTCTTTCACCACACTATCAATTTCTTCTCTAGCAACGCTACGAAGTATTTCTTTTGTGTTGGCATTTAAAGCATTGTTGATATTTTTGATATCAAGTAACGCTTCTTCAAGTATTGATTTTTTTTCTGCCATTTTTTCTTTTATTTTATTTATTAGATAAATAATTGAATGAGATATTTACCTCATTTGATAATAAATATGTGTTATTTTACGAAAAACCATAATTCCAGTATTTTTTTTCAAAATTTCTTAATTAATCAAGTAAAAATTTATCTAAATTATCTTTTAAGTTCTCCTTAACCATCAACTTCTTAGACTCAAAGCCTTCAACGTATGGTTTAGCATCCTCAATGTTCTTGAATATCCAAGCATCTGGTGTTGATGGAGCAGTTACAACATCCCAACAAATGATTTCAAAGTCATCTTGTACAATTTGTTCACCATTCTTACCTTCAACTAAGCTTCCAACACCTCTAGAAGAAACACCAATTTTAATTCGATGTCTTAATAGATCGGCAACAGCATCACCCTTACAAGATATGATTCCAAGGTTAATGTAACCAGGACTCATAAGGATTTCCATCTTACCCATAAGAGTATGACCTTCCCACCATGTTTCAATAATATTGTGTGATATTCTATCACCAGAAATGATTGATGATTCTGGGTGATCCAATTCTCCAACTGCACCTCTTTCTCTAATTACTCTTTGATAAAGTTCGTTTTGTCTTTTTAAAATAGCTTCTGGATAAACTCTTCCATTACGATTTAAGATACCGTATTTTTGTAAAATTACATATACAACAAGCGGTTCAACTATTACCAGTTTACCTGTTTCTAGCTTCTTTAATTCATTGATAAAAACTTGATTTCTTGGTTCATCAGGGCTGATATAACCAGCATCGTGTTCAATCAGATAACCAAATCCAACTTCTCCACGTTTTAATGTTTTTATCTTTTCGTAATTGATATCCATAATTTGCTAGCTTATAGATATAAATATACCAGATAAATAAAAAAGCCCCATTCATATGAATAGGGCTTTAATTAATTAATTTATTTCTTTTTCTTATAGAATTTGAATGATCGATTATCCTCAAATACCAATGAAATGACTGACTTAACTATGTCATCTAACATATCCTTCATCAACTCTGAATTAACTTGAATTTCTGTATTTAAAAACAAGGTCATTTCACAATTCATAAAGCTACGTTTTCCATATCGTATACCAGATTCTCGTATATCAAGATCAACAATTGTTCTATCCTTTAAAAATTCACTTTGAGAATCAGTATCAAAGATATTAAACAATACCTGTTTGGTCTTTTTATTGATATCTCGAATAACTCTTGTATAATTTATTTCATTCTCATCATTGGGTTCGGCCCAAGCAGAAATATTAATATAAACAGCTTTTGGGTGTTTATTATTTACACTTCCAAAAACTACGTTATAATTCTTAAAGTTGTTGATTTTTAATTCTTTTCCTGTCTTCATAATGCCTGGTATTTATACACAAGTATAGTGAAAATTTTTCAATGTGTCAAGTCCTATCTTATCTTACCCCACACAGCTATAGCGATTCCAATAGCGATTTGTACAAATGTGATTATTGCTATAGCAGCAGCCCAACGAGTTTTTTGTTTATATATCTCATCCTTAGCTTCTTTCATTTGAGTAGGTGACCAAACATCAGTAACCTTTTCCATCCAATTACTTTGAGCAATGAGTTTAGGTTCTATATTTTTAACTTCACTTAATTTTTGATTAAGTTCGTTGAATTTAGTATCCATATCTCCTCTCATCCTCTCATGACTTTCATTAAGACGTTCTAATTCTTTTAGAACAAGTTTGCTGTAATCTCCCCAGCTATCTTTTTCATCTGACATAACTATTTAACTTTTACGGTACTTAGCACTGATGTTATCATTGAACACATTTTTTCGTAACAATTTATCTTTGATTGTGATGTTGTAGACTCATGAATTTGACTCTTCCCCTCATCAACAATTTGTTTTAATTTTTTGACAAGAATCTTATACTCGTCTTCTTTGCGATCTGTCTTGCTTATTTTTTCAGTTAATTCTCTTAACTTTAAAATATTTTCACTAACCTTTTCCATAACATTTTTAAATTTGGATTAATTATTTTTCAAACTACCCCTCAATTCAACCAGTTTAGAAATATTCTTTATGAAGTCTTCATTGATGTCTTGCTTGTCATTTAACAATTTATCCTTCACTCTTAATAATTTGTCTTTAGCCTCTAAATCGCTAGTAGTAAGCTTTTCATTAATCAAATCGATACACTCTCTAAGTGTATTGGAATAAACGCTTTTCTTTTGTTCATCATTAGAATCAATTAAAACTTTTAACACTTGTTTTTCTGATTCATCTAAACTTGAATATTTTTCATTGTATTTATCAACCATCATGGTACTTATCATACTATTTGGTAAATCAATACGTTCATTAATTTCTTTTGGTTTGTTGTTAAGAATATGTTTAACTACATTACTAGTAGCATCTACTATTATATCAATAGTATCTGGATTCTTACTTGTGAAGATTAGCTTAGAAATGTTTTCATAAAGCTCAGCATTTTCAGTTTGTATTTCTTTATCGAAAAGAATTGATTTTGATAACTTTAAATTAGCTTCAATGATATCCTTTTTTTTGAATTTTGAAAATAAATTAATATTCTCTTTTACGAAAAGAAGTGCTTTTGATTCATCAGATTCGATTTTATTTTCTATGTTTGTATAAACCAAGAATTGTGTTTTTAAAATACTATTCTCATTTATCGCATCAACATAATTCTTGAAGACTAGCTTCTTAGCTTTATCTTTCGTGATCATCCCCTCAACTAATATTGAATTGAACAAGTCTTTAATCTTTCCGAAATTCTGCATATTTTGTGTTAATTCTGACATGATTTCTTTTAATTAATAAATAGTTCAATTTAATGTAAAAATCGATTATTCGTCCAACATTTTATCAATTCCATTGATCATCTCATCAATATCCTTGTTTATCTTGATATTCTTATCGTATATCTTAGTTTTCTCCATGATTTGTTTTGGGTCTGGTTTAATTGATTCAACCAATCGTTCAACAAATCTTCCTGTATATTTTTTATTTCTTTCGTTTAGTTTCTTACTTAAAACGGCTTTTTCTTCCACCAATAACTTGTCAATTTTCTTGATTGTCTCAGCAACACTTTCTGTTCCACCTTCTTCACCAGTTGCACTTTCAGTTCCAGCAGCCGTTTCTTCAGCACCACCTTCTTCTGTGGCAGCTCCTTCTTCACCACCAACTTCAGTAGCTGCCTCTGATTCATCACCAAAGTCTAAATCTTCACCACCAGCTCCACCACCGCCAAATGAACCGCCTAGGCCACCACCGCCTCCACTACCTTTTTCTTCATCATCTCCACCTTCACCAGCTCCACCACCACCTTGAAGTGCTAGTTTATAATCACCATAAACTCTGTCTACAATATCAAACATACCTGTATGTTTAATAACATTTGCTGAATTCATTAATTCAGCAGCAGCTGCTTTTTCCATTCTTTGTTCAAGTAAATCTTGTTTGATATCATCATCAGACATTCCAAGAATATCTCTCTTGGCACGTGTCATAGACATAGCACCAAAACCGTTTCCAGCATCAGACACAGCATCTTTATATAATGTAACCTTAAGTTGTGTATGTTCAATCTTAAGCATTTCTGCTTGTGTTGATGGGTTATTAAGAGTAAGTGTAAAGTTGTCAAAATCTTCTTCAAAACCTAAAATATATAAATGAATGATAGCAATCTTGTTCAATTCTTGAAGCATAGATTGTTGTATTCTATTAATTGTTCTGGAAAAACGAATATCTTGTAATGCAAGATTCTTTCCATCACCAGTTGTTTCATCAAAACCCAAGAATGGTTTAGGTACACGTAATGCAGTAAATAAATTACTTCTCAAATATTCAATATCCGCTATTTGATCCAAGTTTGTTGCACCTGGCAATGTATCGATTGGATTCGGTGCATCTTCAGTTCTTACTGGAATGAAATAATCTTGATCGTTAGATAATTGATTATAACGTAAATCCATTTGACCTGTTTGTGAATCAACAATAGGCATACGTTTGAATCTATCAGCAATCGTATTTACATATGCTTCTACATCGGCATCATCAATGTTACCAACATAAATCTTATAAACACGTCTTTCTGGTGCTCTAGTTACACGATAAACCAACATGGAATCTTCAGATAAGATTAATTGTTTCCAAATTCTTCTAGCTTTTTCCAATACACTGGTACCATATGGTAAACGTCTATCATCTCCTAATAAACGAAAGTGAGCTATTTGCCATGAATTAAATTCAACATCACGACCTCTCCAATAAAATTTTGTTTTATCAGAAGTACTTTCTTGAGGATTAGTAGTATCTCTTCCAGCAATCATATCAAATAAACCACTTTCTCTGCGTTCCATTTCATAATTAGGCATTTGTTTACCACCTAAAACACCATGCTTTTCATCAATATTTAAGTAAACAAAATTATCACCATACTTACAAGTATTTCTGGTCCACATAGGTAATGAAGTATGTAGATCAAGTCTATTAAAAAATAAATCTTCTAAGATACCTTTTACACGATTGCTTTCTGAATAAACATTTAAAATTCTACCCTTGTCATTAGGTGTTGTTGATTCCTCCATCATTACATCCAATGCAGCTGCAATCGTTGGATAAAATTCCATTGCTTCAAAATCTGAATATGAACCAATACGTGTTGTTTCGTAATTAATAGATTGTTGGAATAATCCATTCTCAACCTTTTTCCACATTTGACCCAAATACTTATTTTGTTGAGCTTGTAATTTAGCCCTTTCAAATTCACCTTTATCTGGTGTTTTAAGTAATTCATTGTTTCCAATGTTGTATCTTTGTGGCTGTGGTTGTCTTTGTTTTTGTTTAACAGAATCTGGGCCGATAACTCGACCAAGTTTTTGAAATATTGTTAAGGGTTTATTTGCCATAGTCTTTTTTCTTAATTATAGTGTCTTTCAGTCAAAAATAAAGGCTTATCTTTAACCAAGAAGAGTATTTTATTTTGATCCGCTAAATAACCACATGTATCTACCAGTTGGGTCTTGCATATTTTTTGATACAATTGGACTAAATTTAGGCTTTGCTGTTGCTTTTTTATGTCTATTTTCTTTTGATACAAAGCCAGTTCCACGGTCCAAATCAGATTCTTGTGGAACAGCACTCACACCAACAACCCAACTACTTAACATAGCTTTTGTTTGCTTTTCTAATTTTTCTAGATTCTTAAATGAGTGTTCAACAACCCATAAACACATACCCAATGCCATAAGTAAATCATCATGATAACCTTCCATATGATCTGGTCGGCCATTCTTGTAGATAAAGGTCTTCATTTCTGAAGTCATTCTAGTTGATCTGATCTTAATTCCGTTGGTTCTGATCTTGAATTCAAGATTTGAAATCATTGGAAGACGAACAGAAGTAGCATGGAAACCTGGAATCTTATTATCCTTGCCATAAGCAGCAATTTCTCTTTGTTTAGAAGATAATATCTTACCATTAGGTGTATCATAATGAAGTCTCTTGTAATCAAATTCCAATAATTTCAATACAGTTGATACACCCATACCACCAGTAATATCAACTACCGTGTATGCTTTGTATAATTCACCGTATTCTTCTACTATTTGAGCTAATAAATCAGGTTGAATCTTACCTTGATACTCCATAACTTGTTCCATAGTAGTAAAATCCACTATGGTTATTGTTGATGAATCTTCTCCATCCCCTCTAGAAACGTCTACACCCATGATATATTGGTGACCTTCTTTTGGTTCTTCCCAAATCCATGTTTCATTTTCAATACCATGTGTATAGGCTGGTTCTCTTACGTTATTTTTATTTTGAAATTCAATATATTCTTCATCAATAACATTACCACCTGATCCAATAAATGACACATCAAGTTCTTGTGCTATCATTTTAGAATCATTATTCATACCTAAACACATTTCTTCATACCAAGATGATGTTGGTTTCCATCCATCATCTATTTTTCTTTGATAAGAATCAAAAGTAAATTCAGTTTCCTCAATTACTTCAGTTGTTTCAGACTCTTCATCCTTCCTATACCACTTTAAATCTTTATTATAACGTAAATCCTCATACCATTTCATTTCAATGATATTAAATCCGTTCTTTTTTTGTTTAGCTAGATCATATGTCTTATAATATAACGCATCCATACCACGTGGAGTAGAAATAAGTGTTGCT